TTAACTTACTGATTTTAATAATCCTCCCGTACTGCTCTCGTGGCTATGGGGCATCAATGGGGCAAAATCTGCCAGCTTCTGATTCAGCATTGCGATCTGCTCTGCGCTGCTGTCAGCCATCCATGCACCGTAAACATTGAACACCATCTGCGCGCTCGCATGCCCCATCTGACTGGCAATAAAACTCGGGTTTGCACCAGCAGATAATGACCAGCACGCATAGGTATGTCGTGACTGGTACGCCTTTCTGTGTCTGATCCCCGCGCGCTTAAGTGCCGCTTCCCATGAGTCGCCTACTGAATCGACCCGGTAGATAAATCCGACCTGCTTACTGCGTCTGACCACATGCGGGTTAAAGACAAATGTACACTCATGGTTCACCGAACGGCCGTACTCACGTAACTGAACTTCAATGTGATGTTTCCTGCCCAGCCTTGTCATCTCAGCCTGATTTTTCAGGATGCTGATTGCGGGCTGGATAAGATGCACCACTCGATCTGTGCTTGCCTCGGTTTTCGGTAGAGTGAACTCACCAAGTTTCGTATAATTACGCCTGACGGTAATTGTTCCCGCCTTCAGGTCGATATCTTCCCAGGCCAGGGAGACCAGTTCCCCGTGACGCATTCCTGTGTACACTGCTAATGACCACAGGTTTTTCGTCTGCTGATGCCGGCATGCATCTATCAGGCGAATAAATTCATCACGAGACAGAGGATCTGGTTCTGCCCTGGCTTTTTTCAGAGGCTTAATTCCCTCGAATGGGTTCACCTCTAAATAACCGTGATCTGCAGCAAACTGAAACATTCCGGCCATTGTCGTCATGTAATAGTTCACAGTAACAACGCTTCGCCCTTTTGCCGGAGCTTTGTTTTTCGTCGGATTCTGGTAACCAGTTAGCAAATCTTTCCTAAGATACAGCAATTCCTCTTTGGTTACTGCTGACACCAGGCGATTACCTCCGATCCTCGGCACCATATTCCTTGCGACAGACTCATAGCGATTGAATGCGTTCGCGCAGATTTCCATCCGTTTCAGATCCAGCCATTTTTCTTCAAGTTCTTTCACTGTAATGTCTTTTTTACTTACACCAAAAGCCTTGAGGTTAGGGGAGTCAGGAAACTGGGTTGCATAATCAAAGGTTCCTGTGCGGATGGCAAAACATACTGATGTCCGCAGTTCCCCAGCTATCTTCCTGTTCTTAGCGGTGTCAGGGACACCGAGACTTTCCCTGACACGCTTACCTTTAAAATTAAACCAGATGCGTAATGTGCCACCGTGGTTTTCGACGCCTGTTGGATATGTGACTTTATCCATTGGTGTTACCTCCAGACGCCCAAGAGCGATACGAGCTTACCTTTTTCATGGCATCAAATCACCCTGGCTGCTTGCTTTTCATTGAAGCGACCCAGGCATCTACAGCCTTTCTGTTATACATGCACTCACTGGAAGGTTTAGGATTCCCGTCAGGCGATACGTGGATATACTCCCTCCCAACCATCCAGCATTCTTTTCTGGCCCGGAGGATGGTACCGGGCTTGAGCCCGGTAACCGCGATAAGAACGCTTTCACAAACCCACTCGTTGGGGGCTAACTGGAAAATATTGCTCATGGTTATTTATCCATTACCCTGGCTGCACCCAGGGGAAATTAAAGCTCGCTGCTGGTGGTCGGAATCAATTTCAGCCAAATTGCTGAAACGTATTTTGCCTGATGGCGCGCATCGGCCAGTGCGTTATGTGCGACCCCATCGAATGGCATGTCTCGCTTAGGGTCGAAGCCCACAACTCTGCCTAATGTAACGATGGTTCTGACGTCGTGATCATTCCAAAATTGCCACGGGCAATCCTGGCCGGCGCGCTCATATGCTCCGCGCAATATAACGTTGTCGAAAGTAGCTCCATTGCCCCAAACTTTTAAATATTTAGGGTTATCAGAATGTCGATTAATGAAATGGTTCAGTTCAGATAGGGCAGACGATATTGGCAGAGCATCATCAACACAGATTGCTGATCGTGCTTCTGGGCTTTGTCTTAACCACCACAGAATAGTGTCACCATCCGGCACAGCTCCCTGTTCCATAGCACTTTCAAGGTTAACAGCGGTGTAAAACTCCTGACCCAGTTCACCGCTTTGCGGATCGAAGAACACGGCACCAATGGAGACGATAGGGGCATTTGGTTTTTTGCCCATGGATTCAAGGTCGATCATTAAATTGTTCACGTTATACATTCTCCTGTTTCGGCGCTTCTGCGATGGCTTCATCAATAGCCTGACGAACAGTCATAACCGGGTAATTACTGTCATTGAGCATCATGGCGTTGCGCTGGAAATTAGCGTCAAACTTCCAACCGTAAGACGTTCCGTAATACTCATTCAGCCTTTTGTTCTGAGCATCAAGCCAGTCGAGGCGCTTTGTATCCTCCGAACCATCCGACGTTATCTGCACTGGTTGCTCTTTGATGTGCAGACGCGGCTCACCATCTTTCGGCTCAGGCCATTCGCGCTGTTTGTTAACCGCCAGCTTTTCAATCATTGCTTGGGTGATCTGCTCGTCACTGATACCGGCACGACGTTGCGCATCCCATAACAGGAATTGCATATCAGCCCATTCGCTATGGTCGCCTGGTTCAGCAGCCGCCTCGAGCGCTTCTTTTGAAAGGTGCTTCAGCGGACCAACTGGGCCGACATCACCGAAAGTGGTCTGTGACCATACTGAATGCTCACGGCGTACCAGCTCGCGGGCAATCACCCCATCAATCACCTTCAATACATCAGCGAGAATGTATGCTCTGTTCCCGCCGTTTGAGTACTGGGTATCATGCTGCAGGTGTTCGCGTATCTGGTGCAGGCGATCGAGTGATACAGGACCGTGCGCCGGGTGGTTAGTTGTCATGGTGTGCTCCAGTTATCTTCAATCGCCACGCCAAGTCGGTGTAGCCAGTCGGCCAGCTTCAGCATCGCTTCTCG